ATGCTGGTAATTTTGCTTCTGTTGGCCTTGTTTGTGCCTGCAATCTGCTTTAGTCAAACATTTGATATTGAAAAATATGAGATTCGCCAAGAGAAGGCAATACTTCCTTTATTGATTCTCGGCGCTGCCTTGCTGTCAATCGCAGTGGGTGTCTATACATTTCTGCAAATGCGTAAGATGCAGAAAAAGAATCAGCCAAAACCAAACCAGTTAGACGGCACAATTGCGGATGAAGGTATTTCGTTTTATGACCTGGCCGGCAGTCCACATGTGCATACCAATATCACTGATATTTGGGATAAAGATGCCCAAGCCATTAAGAAGAAAAGTGGCGGCTTTCTGGGTATGGGCAAAACATCGCAAGTCACTGGCTACCGCTATTACGCCAAGTTTGCAGCGTTTATTGGTAACCGGATTGAGAAATTGATTGCGATTAACTTTGATAATCGCAAGTGGGTAGTGCATGACCCATTGAAGCATCCTCCAAATTTACTTCCAGTCTTGGAGGGTAATTTATTTGGTGAGGATGAGGGCGGTGTTTCCGGGAATGTTGATATTCATTTTGGCTATCCAGACCAAGAACCAAATTCAGAGTATCAAAGGTATTTCCCGTTAGTGTCAGGCTATCCGTATCAGTCGTATCTGTTGTTTCGTGGGCTTGCTTCAACAAATCCATTCACTGGAGTGCAAACAACAGCGCCGGGCTTCTACCTCGGCAACTCTGGCTATATGAAAGAAATGTTGCTGTGGGTGAAGCGTACGCGGGTTAGAAATGATGGTCGTGGACAATGGTATGAAATTCGGGATGATGGAGCTGTTGTCTGTGAGATGGGATCAATCGTAAATCAGCCAGGAGACTATGATGATATTAGTTACTTCATGGAAACCCAAGTAGTTGCAAACTATACAAGATATGACGGGACAAGCGATGTGTGGAGCGGCACCATCGCGAAGAATGGTTCAAGGGTATTTCTTGCAGATTCACAACGTGAAGGAGAATCTGGATTTGTGTCTTACTCGTTATCACCATCAGCTGGTAAATATTGTGTATTTGTTAGGGTGGCATCAAGAATGCCGCATACAGTCAATGTTTCTGGTGCATCTGTATTGAATATATCTTCTGAATTTTCAGAAGAAGGCATTTTACTTGCAACTGATTATTATTATTATTTTACATATCTTAAGCTAATTGTAAGCTCGAAATTTCATATTAATGTTAATTGTACTGCAGACCCAAAGTATTTCAGAGCAATGGTTTTTTGTCATTTCTCAGAGTTCCCTTTTACATCTGTTGCAAGTAGTGATGCTTTTGACATCAATCCAATTCATAAAATTCGTGAAATACTCACCGATGACACAGCAATGGGTAAGCCAGAAACTGATGTAAATGATGCGAATTTCATGAAAGCAGCTGACCGAATCTGGGATGAGGGGCTGGGTGTGTCTTGGGCGATTGATGAGAAATCATGTATTGATGCGATTGAAGAGCTTTGTTATCACATTGAGGCAGGAGTTCGCGTAAATCGTCAGACCGGTCTATATGAGATGGTTTTGTTTCGTGATGACTGGTTTTCTGAAGAAGAAATTCACGATATTGCAGAAAACAAGATTAAGAACTTATCACTTGAAATCATGAATAGTGATGACATTGTTAATCAGCTGAATGTCACCTATTACGATAGAAAGCGTATCAAGAATTCTGCTTTTTCAGTCTATGAAAATGGGTCAATTCTGACGATGGGGCATGTTAATGCTGAGACTGTTGATTTTCCATATTTCATGAATATGCGTAATGCTGAAATTGTAGCGAACTGGAAGTTAAAGCAGTTTTCGACTCCAGCATGGTCTGGCAGTTTTGCAACCGGTTGGCGTGAAGCGCGTAAATGGAACCGCTATGACTTGATTCGTCTACCGTGGTCTAAGAAGTGGAATGGCACAATTCTGGTCCGCATCATGAAAATCAATCTTGGAAATGGTACCGATAATACTGTGACGATTGATTTTGAAGAGGTGATTCCATATTCGGGTGAAATGAGCACCAGCATTGTAGTTGATGAATCGATGAATCAGGGCGCATTGCCACCCCAGCCATGTCAATACGAGCCTTTTGAACTTCCTTATTATCTTGTATTAAAAGCACTGGGTCAGCGTCGTGTTGATGATGAATTGGCCTATGAAAGTAATTTTGGTCTTGTCGGTGTTGTTGCAGAGAAGCCTCAGACTAATTCTATTTATGCAATCATGATGACTCACGACAAAACAGAGGGTGATGAATGGACTCGCGCTGCAACCATTGATTATTCATCAACCGCTGACCTGGATCAGGTGATTTCAAAAACAGCGACAAGTTTTACAGTTAAAAATCAAAAAAATCTGGCTGATCTGCCAAGCGGAACGTTGATCAAGTGTGGTAGCGACTGGATTGGAACACCGGGCGAGTTTATGGTTTTACAGAGCATAGATGCATACACAGGAATTATAACTGTAAAGCGCGGTGCTCTGGATACAATGCCGCAGCTATGGGATTCTAATGTAAAGCTCTACTTTTGTGGCAATGAAGTGGACTTTGATGAGACAGGATATGTTTTAGGTGATGAGGTTTTAGTTTCTGCGCTCACAACTACACCATCCGGCATATTGGAGCAAAAAGGTTCAATTCCAGTTGAAATTCAGGCCCGCGCAATCCGACCATATCCACCAGCTAATGTAAAAATTAATGGCGAGTATTGGCCCGAAGATATTGAGACTGATTTGATCATCACTTGGTCTGATCGTAATCGGCTGAACCAGGATGTTTTAGATTGGTTTGATAGCAGCATTGCAATAGAGCCGGGAACTCAGACTCATTTAATTTTAACGCAGCTAGATGAAAACAACATTGAAGTTGCGACGACAAATGCAAATGTCACCGGCACTACAAGCTACACCATGCCAATTTCATCAATGCAGGCTGCGACTCGTACGGCAAGTATCACTTTAAAAACGGTACGGGACGGCTACGAGTGCTTGAATCCATTTATTCATACTGTTGAATTATCTCAATTCTTCTCAGCACCGTATGATCTGACAGTTGAGTTTAAAAATGACTAATCGTTTAGAGATAAGCTGGAAACTGGATGGTTTTGTAGATGAGCAGCGTTATTACTGCTCTGAAACACCCATTGATATTGAAAATTTACCAGTGCCTAAAGCGGTTTTGGCGAGTGATATGCGAACTTATGTTGATACGACAGTTGATGAGGATAAAACATACTATGTTTGTGTAAGTTCAGTGCGAAATAATACTGAAAAAGTGAGTGCTATTAAAAAAGTATCAACACAGTTGTATCTGCTTAATATGCCGTTTTCATCTGATAAAAACGACCATGGTAAGTTTAATCTCGCGGCAACAACAGTAGGTAGTGTTGTTGTTGAAAACGGTTATTTGTATGTACCAGCAAATAGCTACTTAACATTTAATACTTCGGGGATTGCAGAGCTTAATCTGCAGACAAATGATTTTGAATTCGGCTTTGAGATTGCGTTGATGCCGAATGGTGGTGGGTCTTACCCGTGTTTGTTTGGGGTTGGATCTAGCTGGTCAAGTGGAGCCATATCAATGCAATTTGATCCTCAATCACGTTTTATGTGTGCGATCATGAATCCGGGTGAAATAGATGCTTTGGCATCAACAACTCAGACGCGAGATGGCACTACTTTTGTTAAATATGTTGTAAAACGCGTTAATGACATCTGGACAACATACAAGGATGGTGTGGCCGGACCACCTCTCACATCATCTTTTACGGCTGATTTCTCCAGGGGTGGTGTGTTGACTGTGGGCGCTGCTATCTGGAGCATACCAGTAACTGCGTCGCACAGTAAGATCAAAAATCTTTATCTTAAAAAATTATGACCAGCACCTCCAGGTGCTTTTTTATTGCCAAAAATAAGGGGGGTGTATGCCTGACCACTACTCATCCGATCCACCAATAGAGCCAAAAGGCTCTTTTTTATTGCCAATTTTATAGGGGGATTTATGACAAAAGGAGAAATCTATGGACTTCCTTAGTCAAGTTCTAGAAAGCGTACGAGACCACGCTCAGATTCTATTTACCGGAATATTGGGCGCAACTTTCGGCTTTCTACTCAGCAAAGAATCTAAACGAGATCGCTTGGTTGGCTTCTTCGCTGGCTTCATTTTATGCGTGGTCTTTGCTAAACCAGCGAGCTTGTTTCTTGCTAACGGCAATTACCCTGAACTATTCGGTTTTGTTTTAGGTGCTGCTGGTAAGAGTACAGCTGAAGCGTTGCTGAGTTTGGCTCGATCAAGAATTCTTGGTTTAGTCAAAAAGGAGAATGAAGATGCTGCTAATCATAAGTAAATCAGCGGTCATACTATTTATCATTTCTTTTTCAATCCTGGTGTTTCATCCAAAAATTAAGCTTCCAAAGCACATCGATTTCCTTTTGATGTTATCGATCATTTTTGGAGTCGCATTATTAGTTAAAGACAGATATGTGGCCAGTCCAGCCGGCACGCTTTTTTATACCACCGTAAGTGTTCTATTTGCTCTATTCACTCGGCAGATCTATCTCTGGGGAAAGGGTGGTGCACGACCAAAATTCTTTAAATGGGATAAAGATGATGAACATCGCTCAAATTAAAAAGCTTCAAACTATAGTAGGCGTACATGCTGACGGCATCATTGGCCGAGGCACTTTATCAGCACTATTCCGTAAACTTGGGGCCAGTAATGTTCGTGCTGAAGAACTGGCACTGGCTGCAAATGTTCATATGCGGACATACGGCATCCTGGACAATTCGCTTCGCTTTATCCATTTTATGGCACAGCTTACGCATGAGTCTGGCAACTTCCGCTATATGGAAGAAATTGCCTCAGGTAAGGCGTATGAAGGCCGAAAGGACTTGGGGAATATCCATGCAGGGGATGGAGTCCGATATAAAGGCCGTGGACCAATTCAATTAACTGGCCGTGCAAACTATCGCAAGTATGGACAGCAGCTTGGCATCGACTTTGAAAATAATCCACAGATTGTAGCTATGCCTAGTATGGGTCTGATGGTTGCCTGCAAGTTCTGGTCTGATAACGGCTTAAATGTCTTGGCTGATAAAGATGATGTGGTTGCTGTAACTCGCAGGATCAATGGCGGTACCAATGGCCTTGAAGATCGTAAGAAACATTTGGCACTGTTGCGGAGTTGGGTATGAAGTTGGTATTGCTGACTTCCTTCCTTCTCTCCGGCTGCACAGCACACTCAATCTCTAATCATGTTAGCGTGACGGTGTGCGTGCAGTGTTTAGCGCAATGACCCTCTAATCAGCTCATTGATTGCATCTTCATCTGTAGCATCAAATTTAGACTTATATTCCTCGATAAGTTTAATAGTTTCTGGAAGGAGCCAGACTTGCTTGAGAGTCATGCCTTGTTCTTTTTTAAGCTGCCTTTCCTTTGCTTTGCGTTCAGCTGCGGTTTGAGCCATTACCAGTTTTCCTCAATCTCAGTTTCAACTTCTTCGCTTTTACGATGGCCTAAAAATTCAACCCTGCCATTTACCACCAACCAACCATCATTCTCTTCAACTGCATCAAAACCCAATTCAATAGCAATCAAAGCGCGTAATTTTTGATTTGCAAAGTAAATACCATCTTGCTCAGCATCATCACAATCTACAATGAAGTCAGGGTGAGCAACAAGGAATTCAGGGTGATTTTCTAAGTATTCTTCAATATCAGATTTATCGCAGATAGAGTCAAATTCTACAGTGTAGATATAATCACCGTAATCACCATTTGCAGTAAGAGCGATATTTTCAGAAGTGAATAAGCCAGCATAATCACCATGACCTTTGATGATCTCTTTTAATTCTTGGTTATTAGTTGCGTGATAAGTTTTCATGGCTGAGCTCCTTGGCTATGGGTTAAATATATCATCGTGACATGTCACAATCAAGTATTAACTACAGCCTCCTGACGAACGGTCAACAAACCCCACCAACTTCAAAAAAGTCCAGCTGCTCTTGTTCTGAAAACCAAGGATTATACCTTAACGCCCACCCCGGACTTTTATTGTACGGCTTGGCTCGTTTGACTAAATAGCAAATATAAAAGTGGTATGGGTTCATTTTTCTTATTCTCTTAAACTGGTATAATGGTTGTGAGTTCAGTTTCCAAACTCTCAACTGAACCGGAATAATAAAAAGATAAATAAACTTAGTCAAAGTTAATCAAATTAAGATGTTACACAGAAGTTACACAATGCTGCTCCTGTTGAGTAATATCATATAAATAACAATGTCTTGTATTGTATGTTCGACTCCCGCCACCTCCACCAAAATTCTTTCCGAAGTAATCCATCGGAAACTAAAAAAGCCTTTAAACATTGAGTTAAAGGCTTTTTTATTGGCTGTATTGTCCGACCTTGTCCTAAGCTGTTTGACCCTATTTTAGCTTTATGAGGGTCAAAATTGGGACAATTTGACCCACTAAATAAGTTTAATTATGTGGGACAAAGATATGTCG